AGCTTTCTCCCCCTCCTGGGGGGCCGTGGGGTACCCTGGGGCGATGGGGTACGACCACCGCCATCGCCGGGCCCGGGCCGAGCTGCTTGCTGACCGGCCGGTGTGCGTTTGGTGTCGTGGCGCTGTGGCGACCGAGGCCGATCATGTTCCGCCGCTGGCGTCGTTCCCGCCTGGCGAGTGGGTCGGGCAGTACGTCCCGAGCTGCGGGCCGTGCAATGCTTCCCGTGGTGGCCGGCTTGCTGCGCAACGCAAAAAGCCGAAACCTGTGACCTCGAGGAAATGGTGAGATGGGCCGACACCGTAAAGCCGTCGAAACGTACCTGGAGACTGCCGAGGGCGACCCGGTGACGGTCGAAACGTGCCGAGGGTTGGCTGATCGTTGGGATGCGATCGAGGCCAGCGCTGACAATTCTGGGGCCGGCCAGATCCCGCAGATTGCCGCTGTTTTGCTTCAATCCTGCAAGGATCTGTCGATTCCGCATGAGGATGCTCTGGCTTCGCTTGAGAACGCCTTGAAGGCCATATGACGGCCATCGCACGCCAGTCCGTGCTGTTCGGCGAGGAACAGGCCAAAGCGACAAGCGACGACGTCTACACGCCTCGCTGGATCTTCGACCAGCTCGGCCTCACGTTTGATCTTGACGTCGCTGCACCGCCTGGCGGCATCCCATACATTCCGGCTGACAGACATTTCACGCAAGCCGACGACGGCCTTGCGCAGCCGTGGCACGGCCGGGTTTGGATGAATCCGCCGTATTCGGCCTGCACGCCCTGGGTTCACCGATGGCTTGAGCACGGCAACGGTGTAGCGCTACTTCCATGCGCAAAATCACGCTGGTTCTGGACTTTGTGGAAAGAAGCCGACGCAATACACGTCCCTGACGCTTTCGAATTCGCAAACGGCGTCAGGGTTAGCTACCCGGTGCTGCTTGCCGCAATGGGAACCGACAACGTCAAAGCGCTTTCAAGATTGGGCCGAACCCGATGAGCTACCCGGCAGCCTTACACGCCACACCCGCGAGCGATTCACCGAGCAGAGGGCACTATCTCGCTCAGGTCGCTGAGCTTATGGGGCTCGATTTGTTCGGCTGGCAGCGGCAGGTCGCTGACGTGGCCCTCGAGGTCGACGAAGCCGGCCGATACAAACGCCGCACGGTAGGCCTGTCAGTTGGCCGGCAGAACGGCAAAACAGCGCTGTTGTCGGCCCGTATCGGCCTCGAGCTGCTCGCTGGCGGTCATGTGGCCTACACCGCCCAGGACCGAGGGGGCGCACGCCTCAAGTTCCAAGAAACTGTCGAAATGCTGCGGCCCGGCCTCGGCTCACGCTTCCAACAGCTCCGGCTCGCAAACGGCAGCGAATGTCTGACGATGACGAACGGCGCATCGTTCCGAGTCGTCACCCCCTCAAAAGACGGCGCTCGAGGCTTGTCGCTTGACCTAGTCGTTATCGACGAAGCCCTGGCCCATCCGCTTGAGCTTGTCGGTGCACTCGGTCCGACAATGTCCACCAGGCCGTCGTCGCAAATGTGGCTTGCCTCAAACGCCGGCACAAGCCAGTCGCAGCTGCTGCGCCACTACCGTGACCTCGGCCGGGCTGGTGACTCGCCCTCTTTGGCCTGGTTCGAATGGGCCGCAGCCGACGACGCCGACCCTGACGACCCTGAAACGTGGCTGGCAGCGATTCCGACGCTTGCCGAGGAAAAAGGCGTCACGATGGCCGCCGTCGAAGATTTCCATGGCACCATGACAACCGAGCTGTTCGACCGAGAAATCCTGAACCGGTGGCCGCTTGAGGCCGGCGATTACGCGCTCGACCTGGCCGTGTTCGCACAGCTCGAAGAGCACGACCTGCCACACGGCGAAAAGCTCGCCCTCGGTGTCGACGTCAGCCCGATGCGAGACTGGTCCACAATCGCTATCGCCTCGCAGACCGGCGACCGGTACTTGACCGAGATTGTCGACCATCGGCCTGGTGTCGGTTGGGTGCCGGCACGCCTCGCCGAGCTTGCACAGCGTTGGGGCGCAACAATTGTCATCGACGCCGGGGCTGCTGCTGGGTCGCTGCTACCACACCTGCAGCACCTCAACACGCTCGAGGTCGGTGCCCGTGACTACTGCGCCAGCTGCGCCACCATGCATGACGCCATTGTTGACGGCAAACTCGCCCACCTCGGCGACTCAATCCTGACTGACGCTGTGGCCTCGGCGACACGCCGCCGGCTCGGTGACCGTTGGGCGTGGAAGCGCACGAGCGAGGAAAGCCCTATCACGCCGCTGGTGGCTGCTAGCCTTGCGCTATGGGGCGCAATCTCAGTCGCGCCGAAACCGACCCCGCAGGTGTTCTGATGTATCACGCCGCCCTACAGCTCGCCGGCATCCTGCTAGCGCTCACTGCTGTGCTCATCGAGTTCGGACTGTGGCCGGCGGTATTCGCCACCGGCATCGCCGTCGTCATCGTGTCCGCTGCCCTTGAGGCTGGTGAAGCGTGATCGGCGACCTGATCCGCAGAAACGTCGAAACGAGGGCAACGACCATCGAGCTGCCCGCCCGCAGCATTACCTCGCAAACGCTGTTCGGCCCCATGTCGGTGACTCGAGACACGCTGCTCAGCGACGTCGTGGCGAATCGGTGCGTAGCGCTCATCTCTGACCAGATCGGCTCGCTGCCAGTTCACGCCGAGCGCAACGGCGAAATGGTCGAAACGCCGGCGCTGCTGTCCGCTCCTGAAGTCGACCGCACCCGCTCCGAGTTCATCGCAGCCCTGACCACGTCGCTGCTCATCAACGGCAACGCCTACCTGCTCGCCGGCAACCGCAACAGCCTCGGCTTCGTGCAAAACGTCGTACTGCTCGACCCCGAAGCCATCCAGGTGTTCATGCTCGACGGCCGGCCGCAATACCGCACGGCCCGAGGCGCGCTAAATCCCGAGGACGTCCTGCACATCCGCAACTTTACGCTGCCTGGTCACGTCGTCGGCTACGGCCCGCTCGACTACAACCGGCAAAGCATCGCCCAGACGCTCGCAGCCGACCAGTACGCCGCACAAGCGTTTACGACCGGCGCGCTGCCCGACGGCGTGCTCCACAGCGAGAACGAGATCACAAGCGAGCAAGCCCAGGACCTCAAAGCGGCGTGGATCGCCGGCAACGGCGGCCGGCAACGAGGCCCAGCCGTGCTGTCAGGCGGCGTCAAGTACCAGCCGCTCGAGTTCTCATCGGTCGACATGGAGCTGCTCGACAGCCGCCGCTACAACGCCGAACAAATGTGCACCCTGTTCGGTGTCCCGCCGCACCTCGTCGGCGTGCCCTCGCAAGACAGCAAGACCTACAGCAACGTGCAGCAAGACTCGCAGTTCTTTGTCCGCTTCACGCTGCGGCCCCTGGCAATCAAGATTGAGGAATCGCTGTCGACGTTGCTGCCTCGAGGTCAGCGAGCCGTGTTCAACTTCGACGCCGTGCTCCGAGCAGACACACAAACACGCTACGACGCGTATGAGACAGCGCTGCGAGCCGGCTTTATGACAATCGACGAGGTCCGAGCTTTGGAGGGATTGTGACCGAGATCGAAACACGCACCATCACGTTCGACGGCATTGAGACACGCACCGACGACGACGGCTACCGCCACCTGGTCGGAGTAGTCATCCCCTGGGATGGCGAGTACCGCATGCCGAACGGCCTTACCGAATCTTTCGAGCGTGGCGCATTCACCAAAACGCTGCGAGAACGTGGCGACCGGATCCCGCTCTATCAGCAGCACGAATCACGGTCCACCCTGCCAGTCGGCACCTCAGTCGGCTGGGAGAACACGAACGACGGCCTCATCGCTGACTTCCGCATGGCCCGCACCGAACGAGCTGCCGAGGTGCTGTCGCTGGCCGATGACGGCATGGTCACCGGCCTTTCGGTCGGCTTTATCCCGGTGCGCTCCCGCACCGAGACACGAGGCACCGGGCAGCACGTCGTCCGAGTTGAGGCCCGCATGGACCACGTCGGTTTCGTAGCGCAGCCAGCCTACGACGGCGCACGAGTGCTCGCTGTGCGTCACTTCGACGCCGATGACCCCGAGATCGCACCGAGGCTAGCCCGCTGGCGAGGCGCGTTCGCATGACAATGAAGTCCGAGCAGCTCACCGTCGGCCTTACCGCTGTGCGCATCCTTGACGACGAAAACACAAACCGTCACGTTTACTTTCACGACGACAGCAGCCACCCGGTCTATCTCGGCGGCTCAAACGTCACGACCAGCAACGGCCTTGAAGTGCCCAAAAACACGCTGTTTGAAATCTTTATTCCGGCTAATGAGGAACTGTGGGCCGTGTCCGGCAACGCCGACCAAACCGTCAGCATCCTTTACCAGACCGACTGACCTGATAGATTTACCCGAAACCCACGTTGCGCCGCTGGAAGCGCCGCCCGCCAGCTACGGGCACCCTGCCAGCACCCGACACCACACCCCAACCAAGAAAGGCGCAACCGTGCGTTTGCTTGACCAGCTCGTCGAAGAACGAGCAGAACTCAGCGAAACCGTCGACGGCATCCTGACCCGTGCAGCCGACGAATCCCGTGACCTGACCGAAGCCGAGGACAAGAACCTCGCCGATCTCAAGGCCCGTGCCGATGCCCTCGACGAGCGCATCACCGAGCTTCGTGCCATCCAGGTGCAGAACCTCGAAGCGGCGAAGCTTCGTGCCGAGGTTGCTGCGACCGACGAACCCGAGTCGCGTGCGGCCGCTGGCATCGTCAACGTCACCAGCGAACCCCTCACCTACTCCGAAAACCGCTCCCACAGCTTCTTCTCGGACATGTACCACGCGCAGGCGTACGGCGACCGTGACGCCCAGGCCCGCCTCGAGCGCCACCGTGACGAGATGGCAGTTGAGCACCGTGACGGCACCTCGGCGAACTACGCCGGCCTCGTCGTCCCGCAGTACCTGACGCAGCTCGCCGCCGAGCTTGCCCGTGCGGGCCGACCGTTTGCTGACCAGTGCACCTCGCTGCCCTTGCCAGCCGACGGGCTTACGATTTCGGTGTCGCGCGTTACAACGGGGTCCTCGGCAGCGGTCCAAGCTGCGGAAAACGACGCTGTTTCGGAAACCGACATTGACGACACGCTGCTCACCGCCGACGTGCGCACGATCGCTGCCGGCCAGCAGCTCAGCCGCCAGGCGATCGAGCGTGGCACCGGCGTCGACGCCCTCGTGGCGGCCGACATGCTTGGCGCAATGGCGACCACCCTCGACAACCAGCTGCTCAACGGCTCCGGCTCGTCCGGCCAGCTGCTCGGCTTGACCAACGTGTCCGGCGTCAACGCAATCACCTACACGGATGCGTCGCCGACCGCTGCCGAGCTGTACAGCAAGATTGTCGACGGCATCCAGCAGGTCAACAGCAACCGGTACGCCGGTGCCGACCTCATCGTCATGCATCCCCGCCGCCTCGCTTTCATGCAGGCCGGGACCGACTCCAGCAACCGCCCGCTGGTGGTGCCCTCGCAGAACGTCCCGCAGAACGCCATGGGCGTCGGACCGGTCGCCGGCTACGGCAACACCGGTGCGTCGATCGCTGGCCTTCCCGTCGTGACCGATGCGAACGTCATCACCAACGGCGGCGCAGGCACCAACGAGGATGAGATTTACATCGTCCGCCGTGCCGACATGCTGCTGTTCGAGGACGCCGGTGCGCCGGCCCTCGTCCGCATGGATCAAACGGCATCGTTGAACTTGACGGTGACCATGGTGGCGTACCAGTACGCCAGCTTCATGCCCGGCCGTTACCCCGCGAGCATTTCCGTGATCTCGGGCACCGGCCTCGTGACCCCGACCTTCTGATAGGTCACCCACATCGTCGGTCGGGTCGGTACCAGTCCCGGCCCGGCCGACACCCCTACCCTCAAGGAGTTCGCCATGTCTGACGCCCTTTGGCAGAAGCAGGCCGCCAGCCGTGTTGAGAAGCCCGCAGCGGCTCCCGCAAAGGCACCGGCCAAGAAGGCCACCAAGAAGGCCAAGAAGGCGTAACGATGGCGTACACGTCGCTCAGCGTGCTCAAGGACTACCTCGGCATCCCGAGCGGCACCACGTCCGAAGACACGCCGTTGAACGCCGCCATCGCAGCGGCGCAGGACCTGGTCGACGGGTACTGCAACACGACGTTCGAGACGGTCACCGAAGCGCGTGTGTACCGTGCCGACGATCCGCATGTGTTGCTCGTCGACCAGTTCCACACCCTCACCGGCCTCGTCGTCAAAACCGACACCTCGAACGACGGTACCTACGACACGACGCTCACCATCACGACCGACTTTGTCGTCCAGCCGTTCAACAAACCGCCGTTCACGTCCCTGCTCAACGTGTCCGGCGACTGGCCCCGCTACGAGTCTGGCCGGCCAGCCGTGCAAGTAACAGCCGCTTACGGCGACCAGAACGCCGCAGCAGTCCCGTACGCCGTGCAGCAGGCCGCCCTGATCCTCGCCGCACGCCTGTACCAGCGCAAAGCGTCCCCGCTCGGCATCATGACCGGCTTTGCCGACTACGGCATCGCCCGCATCAGTCGCCAGGACCCCGACGTCGCCGCCCTGCTCCAGCAATACAAGCGGCTCGCGACCGCCTAATGGCCGACTACACCGCCATCCGTGACGGCCTCGCCACACAGCTTGAGACTGTGCCGACGTTCCTGACCGTGCACGCCACCGTCCCAAACCGCATCGTCGCACCGGCCGCCGTGGTCGTTCCTGGCCGCCCCGTCGCCACCTACCACGACAGCATGATCGGCAGCGGCGGCAGCCTCACCGTGTTCAACTTCGAGCTGGTCTGCGCAGTGCAGTCAATGGCCGAAGAGTTCGCCCAGGACGCCCTCGACGACCTGATCAGCGGCACCAGCAGCGTGCCGGCAGCGATCGAGGCCGACCCGACCCTCGGCGGCGCAGCAACCACCTGCCAGGTTCGCCAGGCCGTCGACTACGGCGTGGTAGCCTTTGCAGACACCGAGTTTATCGGTGCCCGCTTCCTAGTAGAGGTGTATGCGCGATGACTAGCTACACAGTGACGTCACACAAGCTCGTCGGCTATGAGCACGGCGACACCGTGACTGACGACGACCTCGAGGGCGCAAACGTGCCCGCATTGATCGCAGCAGGCCACCTGGCCGAAGCGAAACCGAAAAACAGCCGCAAGGCCAACCCAGAAAGTGAGGCCAACTGACATGGCCGTCTTCCTTCAGAACGATGTCGTCGTGTCGGTAAACAGCGTCGACCTCTCCGATCATGTTGCCAGCATTACCTGGACCGAAACCGCAGACGAGCTCGAGACAACCGCTATGGGTGACAACAACCGCACCCGCATCGGTGGCCTCAAGGACGGCAGCGTTAGCATCGAGTTTCACCAGGACTTCGCAGCAAGCGAAACGTACATCACGCTCTACTCGCTGCTCGGCAACACCACCACGGTCGAGATGACGCCCACTAGCGCATCGGTGTCTGCGACGAACCCGAAGCACTCGGCCTCGGCGCTTGTCACCGAGCTGCCCATCATTGACGGCAGCGTGTCCGACCTCGCCACCATCTCGGTGACTTGGCCGCTGTCCGGCGCTGTGACGGTCGCAACGAGCTGACATGCTTGACCTCTCCATCTCAACTCGACTGGCCGACGAGAAGGAGCCAGTCACAAGCAAACCCACAATGGGCACACTGCTCCAACTGGAGCGGTTCTTCAACCTGCCAAGCGCCATCGAGGCGTTGCAGCAAACGAAAATCGAGCATGTGGCGTGGCTGGCGTGGGAATCACGCCGGCACGCCGGGCTCGTGGTGCCGACCTGGGAAAAGTTCCGAGACACGCTGGTCGACATCGAGTTCGACAGCGACAACGACACCCCTTTAGCCGAAGGGGAACCGCCTACGGCATAGCATCGTTGGCACTCGCTACCGGGCAGCCGATCAGCGAGCTTGAGAACGCTTCCCCGGCCGTCATTCGTGCGTTGCAGGCGATACTGAAAGAGCGTCAGCAGGCGCAAGAGAAAGCAGCACGGAGGCGCTGACAATGGCCGTACAGACATTCAGCTACGACCTCGGCGACTACCGAGGCTCAAAAGTGTCTGATCGAGGCGGCCGCAACCGTCACGCCTCAATGCGAGCAGGCAGCCTCGTCGAAGTCCGAGGGCTGCGCGAGCTGCGGCGCGACTTCCGCAAAGCCGGCAACGACATGTCGGAACTCAAAGACCTGCACCGATACATCGCCGACGACGTCGCCGGCACAGCCAAAACCAAAGTCCCGGTGCGTAGCGGCCGGCTGCGCAACTCGATTCGAGGGTCAGGCACGCAAACAGCTGCTCGAGTTCGGGCCGGCAACAACCGCAAAAGCGGCCCGACATCGGTGCCCTACGCTGCTCCGATTCACTTTGGCTGGGGCAGGCGTGGCATCAAGCCGCAGCCGTTCTTGTATGAAGCGCTTGATGATCGCCGCCAGGAAGTTATCGACCGGTACAACGACGAGATCGACAGCATCATCCGCAAGGTGTTCTAGGATCACAACATGGCAGCAGGTTCGAGCGTCATCAATGTGGCCATCCTTGGCGACGCTAAGCAGTTCAAGCGTGCTGTCGGTGAGGCAGGCGACAAGCTGGGCAAGTTCAGCGCCAAAGTCGGCAACGTTTCGGCAAACGTCGTTAAAGGCTTTGGTGTTATGGGCGCTGCGGCCGGCGGCCTGGCCGTCGTTGTCGGCAAACAACTGTTTGACGTCGGCGAAGAGCTGACCGCCCTCGACCAGAAGATCGGCACCGTATTCTCCGGCGACTCGCTCGAAACTGTGACAGGCTGGGCCGACGAGGTCGCTGCCCGCATGGGCCTCACAGCAACCCAGGCAGCCGGCCTCGCTGCTAACGCCGGCGACCTGCTCAAGCCGATGGGGTTCACGGCCGACGAAGCCGCCAACATGTCAACCGAGATCATCGGCCTTGCCGGTGCGTTGTCGGAATGGTCCGGCGGCCAGCGTTCGGTCGAAGAAACCGCCGAGATTCTGTCAAAGGCGCTGCTCGGCGAACGTGACTCGCTCAAGTCGCTCGGTATCTCGATCAATCAGGCCGAGGTCGACCAGCGTGCCCTGACCATCGCACAAGAGCAAGGCCGTGACGCCATCACTGCCCAGGACAAAGCGCTTGCAACGCAGGCGCTAATCCTCGAGAAGTCCACCGACGCGCAGGAAGCGTTCGCTGCCGGCGGCAACAAACTAACCGCAGCCCAAAACCGGCTGCGAGCAGCGTTCGGCGAACTGCAGGAGCGCCTCGCCCGCAAACTGCTGCCGCTGTTCGCTAAAGCCGCCGACATCGTTGTTGAGCTGATCGAAGTGTTTGAGGACGACGGCCTGGGCGGTGTCATCTCAAACGTGTCGCAACGCATGAAGGACGCATGGCCGATGATCCGCATGCAGCTGGGCGTGTGGGCTCGAGGGTTCGTGGACTGGATCAGGCAGGTCGGGCCGCCGTTCCTGGCCGCCCTCGGCAGCCTGCTCGTTGCTTTCGGCAAATGGTTCATCGACGACGCCCTGCCCGTCATCATCGACAAGCTCGGACAGTGGGCGAACGCCTTTATCGACTGGATCGGGCCGCTCATCCCGCCGTTCTTCCGCCGGCTCGGCGAACTGATTGCAGACTTTGCGAACTGGTTTATCGACGACGGGCTGCCGATGATCGTGGAGAACCTCGCCAGGTGGGCACGAGCGTTCCTCGAGTGGGTCGGACCGCTAATCCCGCCGCTGCTGCGCGAGCTCGGCAACCTGCTCGTCGACATCGGCTTTTGGATGTTGACCGACGCCCTGCCAAAACTGATGGGCTACCTGGCGGAGTGGGCCGTAGCGCTCGTCGAGTGGATCATCGACGTCACGCCGGACGTGCTGCGCGAGCTTGGCAATCTGCTGGTCAGCCTCGGCGTCACGCTTTACAACGGCGCAGTCGACCTCGGCAAAGACCTCGTCGACGCGATTGTTGATGGCATCGAGGCATCGCCCGGCAAAATCGGCAACGCTCTCAAATCGCTGCTCCCATCCGCTTTTCAGTTTGTCGCAGGGCTGCGTGGCTTTGCGCCAGGTCGAGCTGCTGGCGGGCCGGTCAGCCTCGGCAGCGCCCCGTACATCGTCGGCGAAAACGGCCCCGAACTGTTCGTGCCAACCGGTGCCGGCACGATCATGAACAACAACCGGCTCGGCATGATGGGCGGCGGCGGCGGCGACATCAACGTCACCGTAAACATGCCAGCCGGCAGCAACGGCGACGACGTCGTGCGAGCCCTGCAGGACTACGTCCGCCGGCGTGGATCGATCCCGGTCCCGGTCGGGTCGGCCAGGTACTGATGGCACAGAACACGACGTGGGCCGTGAACGTAGGCCGGTACAGCGGCGCGTCGCTGTCCCTGACCGACCACGCCTCACGCACCCTCGGCCTGTCAATCGACCAGCAATGCGACCCCGGCCAGCTCGGCACCGGCCGAGCCAGCGTCACCCTCGACAACAGCGACGGCGCGCTCACGCCCGGCGGCTCAGGCACCTACGCCAACGTCGACTGGCTCACCTCGGGCCTGTTCCTCGAGGCCACTGTCGACAGCGTCACCAAACCCGTGTTTCACGGCGTCATCACAGACTTTGCGATGACCGACGACGGCAACGGCAACAGCGCCGTCACCCTCACCGCCCTCGACGTGTTCCAAGTCGTCGGCCGGCAAGAAACCCAGACGTTCTCGCTCGTCGGCACCAACACGGCATACCAGCTGTACCACATGACCAACCCAGGCTTCGGCCGCTGCCAGGTCCCGACGCTCGGCCTGTCATCGATGCGCGCCTACTGGCATGAGCTGAACGACTCGGCGAACGACGTGCCGCACGACCTGCCCTCGGCGACCTACAACCTCGGCGACGTCATCAACAACAGCGTCATGCCAAACGAGCAAACCGTCGCGTTCCCGACAATCCTCGACACCGACGGCACCTACTTTGCCGCTGACGCATGGACCGGGTTTACCGTCGACGGCCTTGCTCGAGCCGGCGTGCTCGCGACCGGCGACGTGTTCGTGTTCACCGAAAACGACCCGATGCCAACCGGGCAGCTGCCTTTCCGGTCGCTGGTCCGTGACTTCCACGTCGACCTCATCACGAACGCTGCAAACATCACAGCGCTCAACGGCGGCACCGCCCAAACGTACAGCGACACCGATTCGCAGGAACGCTACGGGACTCGTAACCGCATTTATCAAACGTCGTCGGTCGATGACGCCCAGGCGCTCAGAACGGCGCAGCTGTGGGTCAACCGCTACTCATACGACGAAACTTTCGACATGACAGCGGCGGCGTTGCAGGTAAGCGACAGCATGGTGCGCAGCCGCAACGGCGACGTGGCGAAGTGGCGTGCCCTGCTCGACGTCACCGTCGGCTGGTGGAACACGGCTAGTGTGACGTACACGCCAACCGGCGGCAGCTCCCGCACCGACGAAGTGCTCATCGCCGGCCGCACCATCGACGCCACACCGGCCGACACCACCGTCACGCTCAAGCTACGCCCGCAGGCGATCTACCTCGCTTTTATCCTCGACGACACAGAGCGCGGCGTGCTCGACCTCAACAAACTAGGATGAGCCTATGACCTACCCTTTTGTCGCCGGCGAGACTTTGACAGCGGCAGCCATGAACACCATCGGCCTGTTCTACGTCAAAACGCAGACGATTAGCGGCACGCCGAGCAGCGTCACGATCACCAGCGCTTTCTCGTCTGACTTCGACAACTATCGCATCATCGGCCACAATCTCGTCACCAGCGGTGCCGGCAATGATATCGAGATGGAGCTGGGCAACGGCGGTAGCCATACCAGCGGTTATTACGGCAATACGACAAAGTTTGCGTACAACGTGTCTGGCGTCGTGCACGCCAATATTCAGAACACAGGCCCAATGCCGATTGCGATCGACAATACTGCGATTCAAGGTCCAGGCATTGACGTGACGCTGTACGGCCCGCAGCAAGCAGGTTTCACGTCGTGGCAACAGAAAGGCGCGAGTATTCGAGCGTACGACGTGAACGGCTGGTACAACGTCGGCACGCAGTTCACATCGGTCACGTTTGAGTGCACAGTCGGCAACTGGACCGGTGGCGAGTTTCGAGTGTATGGAATTGTTGATGGCTGATTGGACCCGTGAAGAACTAGAAGCGCTGACACCGTTCGACAGCGCCACGCGCCAAGTCGGCGACGACCTCGTGCCGATGACACGCGAGGACTACGACGCGTGGATCGCTCGAGCTGTCGGCCGGCCAAAAACTGACGACGAACTGTAGGCGCAGCGATGCGCGCCGCCCTGCTGGCACGCCGCACCAGCCGAACCCTGCTCGCAGCCACCTACCTGCTCGCATTCTTTGCACCCTCGCAAGCGCTCAGCGTCCCTGCCACCGTCGCCCTGTCAGCAGACACGCCCTACGTCGACTACAGCGTGACGCTCGACGGCGAAACGCTGTTTTACGTCACCGCCTCGTCAGGCCGAGACTGCGCCGGCTGGTCGTTTGCTGACCATGTAGATCCGTATTTAATCCTTTACAGCGACACCGGCGAGGTCGCCCGTGACGACGACGGCAACTTCAACGAGGTCGGCGACTGCTACTCGTCGAAGCTCAACCTGACACCTGCTGCCGGCAGCTACACGCTGCGCGTGACCTCGTACCAGCACGAGACAAACATGACGGTGCCGACTGGGTCGGTGACGCTGGGATGGTCGCAGGACGGCTACCAGCCGCCTACAACGACGACGACAACGACCACCACGTCAACGACCACAACAAGCACCACGACGACCACGTCAGCACCGCCGCCAGAGCCACCCAGCACAACGACCTCAACAACGACAACAACAACAGCGGCCCCCTCGACGACAACGAGCACCACCAGCACTACCACAAGCACCACGAGCACGACCACAACGACGACCGAGGCACCGCCATCTACCACTACGACGAGCATTACGACGACTACGACGGCCCCGCCCACAACGACCTCGAGCACGACGCTGCCGCCACCGCCGACCACGCTCCCACCGACAACGACGACCAGGCCGCCAGCGACTACCACCTCAAGCACCACGACCTCGACGACAAGCACCACCAGCACAACGTCAACGACCACAACGACGTCAGCGCCGCCCACAACGTCCACAGCGGCCCCGACGACGACTCAGGCCCCACCGACGACAACTGAGCCACCGAGGCTCGCACAGGCGCTCACAGTCGCTGCGGCGATCCCTGACGAGGCCTTAGCCGCCGCCGTCGTTGAGGTAATCGCCGCCGAACCTGACGAAATCGCTGTCGAGGACGTGAAAGAACTGGTCGAACAACCTGCCTTCGACGATCTTGAGCCGGTGCAGCTCGCTGCTGTCGCCGCAGCAATCAACGACGCACCGGTAGAAGCCAAAGAAGTGTTCGAGGACGCCGCAGCCGATGACATGTTCTCGCCAGCACTCGCCGACTACACTCGCAGCGACAGCCGCATCAGCCAGGAAGACCGGCGCACCGTCGTCGCCGTGACTGCTGCTGGCGCTGTGCTCGCCGTCCCCAGATCCGTAACCCCAATATCGTCCACGACTGGTTCACCTGCCAGGAGAAACCAGACGTGAGATACGTTCGAGAACTGTTTGCCCTTGGTTTTACGATTGGCGGCGTCGGCCTGGTGCTCATCACGCTTGCACCGGGCTCGTCGACGTTTCGCTACGCCGTATGGATCGCCGTCGCCTCGCTTGTCGCCCATATGGTCGCTGTCGCCCTTGACCGACCTGACGACGACTAGGCTTGTTGCCATGTTCAGCTCACTCAACTTCAAAGACTCGGCCGAGCGTGCGGTCGCTGCGTTCTGCCAGACGCTGCTCGCCCTGGTCGGCACCGACGGGGCCGGCATGCTTGAGGTAGGCATTGGTGACGCCCTGCAGGCCTCGGCCGTCGCTGGCGTCCTGTCGATCGTCAAGTCCTACGCAGCCATCAAGGGACCGATCGGTGGCGCTAATCCGTCAATGACAAACCTCGACGAAACGCCGTGAGCAAGATTCCGGTCACGTCGAGCCGAGTCAAGATCGACGGCCTACACCCTCGTTTCATCGCACGCCTCGAGGCTTTTTTTGCTGATCCTCGCATCGCAAACCGTGTCGCTGTCGTGTCCGGCGTCCGTTCCTACGCCCAGCAGAAATACCTCTATGACGGGTACAAGGCTCGCAAACGAGGGTTCAACCTCGCTGCGAACCCTGACCGCAAGCTCAGCAACGGCTTCCAAGGCAGCTACCACATGGCGCAGCCAGCGTTTGAGGGATTCGGCTACGCCGTCGACTTTCGCATCACCGGCAAAGGCATTACGACCGGCGAAGTTAAGAAGATCGCAGCCGAGTACGGCATGCACGCGCCTGTCCGCTCGGAGTGGTGGCATCACACGCCAGGCAGCGTCAAAGGCTCGAAGTTCGAATGGCTGCCTTACGACGCCTCAGCCGAACCACCATCGCCGGACCCGAAAGACGTGCTCGCCGAGGTCGCAAAGTTCGTCGAAGCATGCAAAGACACCGTGCTGCGCCGTGGCGACCGAGGCGCTGTCGTCGAGTTCCTGCAAACACAGCTCGACAAAGACGGCCACCGGCTCACCCGTCAAGGCAAGCCCGGTGCCGGCATCGACGGGCATTTCGGCAAGATGACCGACCAGGCCGTGCGCCAGTTCCAGCGCGACGAAGGCCTCGCCGTTGACGGCATCGTCGGACCGGTCACCTGGGATACTCTCATGGACTGATCCTTGCAAAGTTCTCCACAATGTGATGGGATAACACTCGCCCACACCGGGCACAGACTGGAGAAACATGCAAACTCGCATCGCTGACGCTGTCACCGTCGCCGTGTTCATACTGGCCGGCGTGCTCGCCGCTTACATGCTTGTCGACGTCGCCCTCGACCCGGCGGCCTGCTTTGGGAGCTGCTCATGACCGACCAGCTCGCACAGCTCGCTAAACCTTTTCCGCAGTCCCTGATTCAGAAGAACCCAACCGGGTTCGGTTCATACGTCAAACACAGCGTGGTTGTCGAAAAGCTGCTGGCTGTCGTCGGCCCGTTCGATTTTCGCATAGTGCGGGAGATTCGTGACGCTGACAGCGGCCACATCTGTGGCGTAATCGCCGAGCTGACCGTCGAGATCGACGGCCGCACAACGACGGTGCAGGACGCCGGCGACTGTGAACGGCCCGAGAACTGGCCGCACGACGGCGCACGCATGAAGGACGCAATAAGTGACTCGCTGAAGCGATGCGCCGCCCGCTGTGGGGTCGGCACGCATTTGTGGTCGGCTGACCAGTTTCGGCTGGACCGTGCCCTCATGCGAAAGGACGCTGAATCGTGAGCTATTGCTTGAACTGCGGCTACGACAGCGGGAATCACTACACCTGGTGCGACGAATACGTCCCACGAGTCGTGTATCACAACACCACGCCGAGAGCCCGCAACACGGACCCTGAAACTTCACACCAAGCGGCGCAGAAATTGCTGCGCAATTCGGTGACACAGCTGCAGTTTGCTGTTGGCATTGCCCTTGAGAACGAAGGCCCGATGACTGACGAGCAACTGTGCCAGCACCTCGCCGAGACCCACACCGATCTCGTCACGGTGTCTGGCGTGCGCACACGTCGCAGCGAGCTTGTCAACATGGGGTTCGTTTACGACACCGGCGAACGCCGACCGACGGTTACGGGCCGCCAAGCAATTGTGTGGGGACTGCGGAAATGAAAAAAACGCTCGGCATCAACGTCTGGCCGGCGCACGACTTGGACCCCGAGTTCATGGTGTACGAACTCGAGATCGAGACGGCGTGGTGGCAGCTCACGCAGCGCGTGCACTTTCACGACCTGCCTGCTGCGATCAACGAAGCGCTCCAGGCCGTGATGCAAAACGACGCCCCGAAACCGTGAACTGGTGGCTGTTGTGGGCCCTGCTGACTTTCGCTGTCGTGGTGCAAGCTGTCGGGTTGCTGTGGCTGCTCATCAACGAACGCCGTGACCGAGGCTGAACTGCAGCAGCTGCTGACCGACGCCGGTGAGCTAAACGGCTGGCTCGTGTTTCACGACAACGACAGCCGCCGCAACGCCGCCGGCTTCCCCGACCTAGTACTCGTCAAACCGCCGAGAGTGCTGTTCCTTGAACTCAAGTCCGAGATTGGCCGTGTCAGACCTGAACAGCACGTTTGGATGGACGCCCTCATGCGTTCCGACACCATCGGCTCGGCGATCGTCCGGCCCGAACACGCCGACCAAATCATCAAATACCTACAAGACCCAGAAAGACACAAAAAGTGACCCGACCAACCGACCGACATGCCGAACGCATGAAACGAGCCCGCATCGAGCTCAACGACGCGCCGCCAGCACGCAGCCACGCTGAACGCATGGCAGCCGCCCGAGGCGTTCACGTCCACGGCGACAACATCCGCACCCCGTACCGACAACGAGCCCGCATCCTCAAGCATCGAGCTGGCGATGAGTAGCGGCGGCGTGTTCTTCGTTGTCCTGGCCGGCCTGGTCGTGCTGACGTTGTTCTGGGGCTGGCTGTACGTCAAATGGCAGGTCGAGCACGGCGAACCGTGGCGAGAACGCCGAGCAGCAGAAGAGTTCGGGCCGCTGTTCGACCTCGAGCCGAGCAAAGACCACGTCACCCTTGACCGGTCAGCGCAGCGCTTCCGGTACGTCACGAACTGGGACGAAGTCAGGAAGCAGGCAGGCCGATGACCCTCGAATGGTGCACAAAGTGCGGCCACTACATCACCGAACCGAAATTCGACGACCCGGTGCCGCACGTCGTCAAAAAAGCCGCCGAGCTGTGGAACGTCCCGGTGAAGCAGCTGCTGTCACCGTCCCGCAAAGCCGCCGTGGTCGCCGCCCGCCATCCGATCATGGCCGTGCTCTATCACCAGTACGACCTGACCCTGGCTGACATTGGTGCCGAGCTTGACCGTGACCACACGACGATTCTGCACGGCATCCGCCGAGCTGATCCTGATCGTGTTACACAGCTGACCGAGGCGGTGACCGAGTGACTCGCACCGTTGCCTGGTTCTCGTGCGGCATTGCGTCAACAATTGCTGCGAAGCTGGCACTAGCAGACGACCCTGACACGCTAGTCGTTTACTGTGACACAAGCGCCGACGAACACCCTGACAATGAGCGGTACATCGCTGATTGTGAGCGCTGGCTCAGCACGCCGATTACGCGCATACAGTCAGACCGCTACAGCAGCGTCGACGACGTTATCGCTGCCCGCCGTTTCATGTCTGGCGTCGTAGGCGCACCGTGCACCGTCGAGCTGAAAAAGCGGCCCCGATTCGCGTTTCAACAGCCCGACGACGTGCAAGTGTTCGGCTACACCGTAGAAGAAACAGCACGAGCCGACCGGCTACAGCAAAACGACCCCGGCGTCACGTTTTGGTTCCCGCTGATCGACCGCCAAATCACAAAAGCTGATTGTCACGCAGCACTTGCCTCAGCCGGCATCACGCAGCCGGCCATGTACCGCCTCGGCTACAACAACAACAACTGCCTTGGCTGCGTCAAAGCCTCAAGCGCAACATACTGGAACCGAATAAGACGCGATTTCCCTGACGTGTTCGCGAAACGTGTTGCACAGTCAAACGAGCTCGGCGTGAAGCTGACTCGAGTGAACGGCGTGCGCACAGCACTTGCAGACTTGCCAGCCGACTACCTCGCACCAGACGACGACGAACAAATTAGCTGCGGCCTTGACTGCCAAACGTCGCTGTTTACGCCATGACCGCCGTGACTGTCGGCAGCCTGTGCACCGGCATCGCCGGCCTTGAGCACGGCCTGACCCTTGCCGGCCTCAACACCAACACCGTATTTGTGTCCGATATCGACAAAGGCGCTTGCACCTGGCTCCAAGCCAACGTGTCAGCACCAAACCTCGGGGACTTCACCGCCCTCGACGAAGTGCCACCGGTCGACATACTGACCGCCGGCTTTCCATGCCAGCCGCTCTCAACAGCTGGCCTACGCAGAGGAGTAGAAGATGACCGGTGGCTCTGGGATGACATACAGCGACTTGTTGGCCGAATGGGATCACGACCCCTCGTGTTTCTTGAAAACGTGCCCGGGCTGCTTACTGGTTCAGGCGGCGACGCTATGGCTCGAGTCGTTCACGGCCTGGCCGCAATCGGCTACGGCATCACCTGGGGGACTATGGCAGCAGCAGCCGTTGGAGCCCCTCATCGACGGCTTCGATGGTGGGGACTTGCCTACCCTGCCGACACCGACAGCAGGCGACCGAGGCAAAGACGCGCCGAACCGTCGGGGCTCACCTTCGCTCAACATGCTGCCGACGCTGTTACCGACGCCGACGGCCTCGGATCACAAGGCCTCGGGCGGCCGGACACTTGTCGAGGTGACGCTGACGGATGCGATGGTGCGGGGACACGGTCACGCGCCGCCGTGTTCGGAGGGTACTGGCCGGCGGTTGCCCGATGGGAACGCATCATCGGTCGACCAGCGCCAGCTCCAACTGTCGACGGACGACTCTCGCCACACCTCGTCGAGTGGATGATGGGATATCCCGAAGGGTGGGTCACCGACACGCTTACAAGCCGCCGCCAAGCCCTGCACGCCTTGGGCAACGCTGTCGTGCCGCAATGCGCCGCAGCAGCGTTCACAGCCCTCGCTGCTCGTATTGACGACCAGGCCGCCGACGGAAGGAGTCAGACGCCGGCGGCCCGATCGTTGACACGCTGGTGATCGTGCGGCTAGCGTGCCGGTCGCTTCAACAACCGAGCTGCATTGTACTACATGCACGGCGACAGTCAGCCGCAATGACTGCGCATCAGCGACGTGACACGCTGGTCGGCCCCTCGAGGCCGATGCCCGCAACGGGGCGAACAGCTGAATACGTTGCACAACGAGCTCGCCGGCCAGAGGTGTCACCGTGTCCCCGCACCTCCCGAAGCAACACGGACCAGCGAGCACATGACGGGGCCCGCCGAAGTAATGCCCGGCGGCTTGTGAGCGAGCAACTGCCCGATGGGAAGCGTCGATCACAAAGACCGAAAACGGCGCAAAAACTGCGACCGTGGTCTTGATCGCTCGCGCCCACCCTCAAGGAAGAACCGGGCGCTGAGCCGAAGAGTGGATAACTATTGACATGCACCTAAGGGGTGTGACACACTCATGTCATGCTTACCCCATACGAGATCAACTGCAAAGCGACCAACTGCATTTGTGCAACGGTCAACCCAGCATCCTGCGCACACCAGGCAGCTGGTCACAAACTCATCCATCCTGACGAACTCAACCACGAGCTGCCAAAAGTCGTTGTCGTTGATATCAGCATGGAAGAGCGCTGGGGCAAATACCTAGCACGATGACAAACCGCTACGCCCCAAAACATCAGGAAGGCAACAAAAAGCAGCACGGCCGAGCGGCCTACCGCAAAGGCTGCCGCTGCGAACGCTGCCAGCACGCCGAAGCCAGCTACCGCCGCCAGTACCGCCGAGCACGACGATGACTGTCACCCTCGACGAGCTAAACGTCGCAGAACTACGCAGCCTATGCCGCCAGCACAACCTGCCAGAGTCCTACGACAAAGCCGACATGAGAGCCAGATTGCGTTCGTTTTTTTCATAGCGGTCACACCAACAC